ATTATCAGGAATGAAGATGGTTAGAACATGGATTTGTCATTTCTATCACTTTGTATCACTCACAACTAAGACCCCAGAGACGCAACAAAGACGAGCTGAGACAGAACAATACGGCCATGAATATGCAAAGTATAAATGGGGCGAATATATTAAACATAATCCAGAAAACAATTTAAAATACTTATAAGGAAAGTTATGAAAGAAAAAATCGGTGTAGTAGGACAAGGATTCGTAGGTAACGCAGTCCGTGAAGGTATGCAACAATACTTTGATGTATTAGCATATGATAAAGATCCAAATAAATTTAGCAATGTATCAGGAATTGATGCAATTGTAAAAGACTGTTATGTTACATTTGTATGTGTGCCAACTCCAATGCGCAAATCAGGAGAATGCGATTTAACCATATTGCATAGTGCAATGTCAGAGATTAATGCATTAGCACAATCATATGATACTTCTATCATTACAGTAATCAAATCAACTATTCCTCCAGGTACTTGTGAAATGTTAAATACTCTATATGACAAATGCAATATAGTATTTAATCCAGAGTTCTTAACTGAAGCAAATGCCGTTGAAGATTATAAAAATCAGAATAGAATTGTATTAGGTGGAGAACGTCCATTCACAGGCACGGTTAAAAGAATCTTTGAAAAGGCATTCCCAACAGTACCAGTTATTAAAACAAGTTCTACTATTGCAGAGATGATTAAATATGTAACCAATACATTCCTTACTCTTAAGGTATCATATGCAAATGAAATCTATAAGATCTGCAATGGATTAGATATTGACTACGACAAAGTAATTGAGTATGCTCGTTATGATAATCGTTTAGGTAATTCTCATTGGAGTGTACCAGGACCAGACGGTGACTTTGGTTATGGAGGACATTGTTTCCCTAAAGACATTGCATCATTAAAATATGTAGCAAATGAATTAGGAGTGGATACCACAATGTTAGATGCTACAATTGCTAAAAACAATCAAGTTAGAACTGATTTGGATTGGACTAAGCAAGTTGGTCGAGCTGTATCTGAAAATTGATTCGATCTTTCTCTTCTTTAAAGATATTTATATGAAAATAAAAAGGAGAGAGTTTATGGCAAAGTTTACAGACATTTTTAAAAATTCAAATGACTTCAATGAAAAAACTATCATTGGATTTATGTCATTCGCAGTTATGACACTAGCAATGACAATTGATCTAATCACAGGTTATTTCGGAAATGAGTTAAAACTTAATGAGTATATCTACAATTCATTTGTAGTAGTAACATTAGGAAGTTTAGGTATTGCAGGTTTAGAGAAATTTGCAGGTAAAAAAGGTACAGATACCGTAGAAGAATAAGGATACCAATGAGTTTAAAAAGTTTACAAGAAAAAGTAGGTGTAACGGCTGATGGGGCATTTGGCCCAGGAACATTAAAAGCAGCAATGACATTTTACAAGTTAACACCAGTACGTGCAGCACATTTCTTTGCACAAACAGCACACGAAACAGGTGAATACAAATTATTCACAGAAAATTTAAATTACTCTGCAGCAGGATTGCAGGGTACGTTTGGAAAATACTTTCCTGGAACGTTAGAGGAGTCATATGCGCGGCAACCAGAAAAGATTGCTAACCGAGTGTATGCAAGTCGCATGGGTAATGGCGATGAAGCATCAGGGGATGGTTGGAAGTATCGGGGCCGAGGTGCATTACAGCTTACAGGAAAATCGAATTATGAGGCATTTGCTAAGTATTTAAATAAACCAGAAATCATGACAAACCCTGATTTGGTTGCAACTACTTATGCATTTGAATCAGCAATGTTCTTCTTTGATCGTAACAAACTTTGGTCTATTTGTGACAAAGGTGTTAATGATGCTGCTATTTTAGAATTGACTAAAAGAATCAATGGCGGTACTAATGGATTAGATCATAGAAAACAATTAACTAACAAATATTTTGGATACGTTAAGTAAGGATTAAACATGCAATTAAGTGAACACTTATCATTAGCAGAAGTTACTCGCAGCGAAACTGCAAAGCGTCGTGGAATTAGCAATATGCCAACAGAAGCCCACATCGCAAATTTCAAATTATTAGCTGAAAAGGTTTTTGAACCAATTCGTCAACATTTTGGTAAACCAATCCACATTTCATCCGGATACCGTAGCAAAGACTTGAACACAGCAATTGGAGGAGCTTTAAGCTCACAGCATTGTTCAGGTGAAGCTATTGATATTGATATGGATGGTCGTGGAAATGGCGTTACCAACAAAATGGTATTTGATTATATCAAAGACAATTTAGAATTCGATCAATTGATTTGGGAATTTGGCACAGATGCTAATCCGGATTGGGTACACGTTTCGTACGAGTCCACAGGCAAGCAACGCAAACAAATTTTAAAAGCAGTTCGTAAAGGTGGAGCTACCTCATACGTACCTTACAAATAAGAGAACGGAATGAAAACAACTACATTAGCAACGGCTGGTATATATTCGGCGAGTACAATTATGGCATTCATATGCTCTTACTTCTTCAACCTGGCAATGTCCAATTCAGATCAATATCTAGCATTGGTTGCTGTTGTTATGGTTGATGGGTTTTTTGGTGTCATCGCTGGAATTAAACGAGAAGGCTTTCAAACCCGCAAAGCAATCAAAGTATTACGTACGTTGGTTACTTGGGTCATATTGCTAACAACGTTGTTAATGGTAGAAAAAGGATTTAAAGGGACTAGTTGGTTGAGTGAGACTGTATTAGTCCCTTTTATCGTTTTTCAATTAATGTCAGCATTGAAAAATGCTTCAATGGCTGGCTTTATCAAAATGGAAGCATTGAATTCTATTCTAGATAAATTCGATGGACACAAAGGCGATCGCCATTAATTTTGATTCGACAAAAAAATTCATTATAATATGGTAATAACTATATTTATTAATGATGCTAAACGAATACCAAACACATAGTGAACTTAATCCTGCAATTTGGCAAGGCGGCGAATTACGTCCTGGTCTTCGCGATGGATTCATGAAAATTGCACAGAAGTTTTATGACTTCTTAGAAATCAATACTCCTATATTAGATGTAATATTAATTGGTAGCAATGCTAATTACAATTGGACATCATATAGTGATATAGATTTGCATGTAGTAATTAATTATATGGAGGTTGGAGATAACTTGCACATGACAAAGAATTATCTTCATTTAAAGAAATCCATATGGAACCACAACTTCCCTTTAAAATATCAAGGCATTAACATTGAGTTGTATGCGCAAGACATGAATGAGGATTTACATGCATCGGTTGGTATCTATTCTGTAGCGCATGATAAATGGGTAAGTAAACCTAAAGCAGATTTAGTTTATATTGATGATGCAGCTATTCGTCAAAAGGCAGATCCATTTGTATATGAAATTGAAAACCTTAAGCAAGATCAGCCTAACCTAGAAAAACGAATTCGTGAAATCCTTATGAGATTAAAGCATCTTCGTCAAACCGGATTAGAAGCCGAGGGAGAATATTCAGTTGAGAACCTAGCATTCAAATACCTTCGTAATAAGGGTTTAATTGACCGTTTAAAGGAGTTACTTCATTTAGATACAATGAGCCAACTGCAGGTTGAAAATGTCGTTAGACGCGATGTAAATGTGGTAGACATGCTGCATAATCATATTAACAAAACACAAACGTTAGATGAGTCTGGTTGGGAATTGGTAATCCAAGGTACTGATGGTATTGAAGATGAGATGGGACAATGGAACCATCCAGGTCGTTGCACCATGATACCAAGCAATCGAATCACAATGCGCAATGTACCACACAAGGTATTGGGTATTGATGATACAGGCCACATGCAATTAATGCATCCAGAACAACAATACGAGTATCCAGGCAACAAGGTATTTGAAATTCCTTTAACTGCTCAGCAAAAGACTTTATCAATGGAACTAATGAATAGGTTAAAAAATGGAAACGACTTCGGCCGGATTAGGCGATGACATCAAAAAACTAACTAAATTAACTGGGTTAGACCAAATAACAAAACGCATCGCACAAATCTTAGATGAAGATTGTGGTTGTGATAACAGACAAGAATGGCTGAATGAAAAAACAAAAGATTGGCCAATGTATAAGAAAAGGAATGTAAATGGCAATAATTAACAAGACAGGTATTACTAATGGTGGTACTATTGAAGCAGAACATATTACTCGAGCAATTGATGCATTGAGTGGTGTTGGAACTGATAGCATTGTAGCTACAGGTTCATTACTCGGTACTGCGTCATATGCAATCACCGCAGTTACTGCATCAGCAATACAAGTTACCAACGACACATTAGCAGCAGGTCCTAGGCCAATATTATTAGCTAATAGCACTGGCACTACCAGTCAGCTTGTCCGAATGGATCAATCGGATTTTTCATTCAATCCAATTTCTAACTTATTAACTGTAGCAAACATATCTAGTACAACTGGATCAGTAGCTTCTGTCACTATGACTGCAAGTTTTGCTTCGACCGCATCTGTAGCTATTAAAATTCCAGTTACTGGTCCACCTACTCCTGGAACGGCGCGGGCGGGAGATATATTTTTCGATGTCCAAAACACTAATATATTTTGGATATATAATGGAACTGATTGGGTATCTTTTTCAGGATCAATTGGCACGCCATAATAAAGGAATAAATGAAAAAACGATTAAAAGAATCAATGCCAGGCTTCGGCGGAGCATTACGAGGTTCAGACTCAGGTATGAGTGCAATGGGTAATGAAAATCCACATGCGGGTAAAATTCAATTTGTACCAGTTAACTTAGAAACTA